CAAAGAACGCGGCGCGTACGGATTTACCATTTTGCATATTTGCATGATTCACATTTTAGGAGACACATGGCAGGCAAAGGTCCAGCGCCTAAGGACGCAGAACAACGCAGACGCAGAAACGTTGACCCAGTACCCACTCAGGTGGTTACTCAGGACGGCATTTTGCGCGGTCCAGATCTGCCAGCTGGGTATCCTTGGCACTCACAAACATTCCGCTGGTGGGACACTTGGCGCAAGTCGGCGCAAGCTGTCACTTTCACTGATACTGATTGGGATTTTTTAATCGATACAGCGTTGTTGCACTCGTCTTACTGGAACGGTGACAACGTAGGAGCAGAATTGCGACTCCGAGTCGCGAAGTTTGGCGCTACACCTGAGGACAGAATGCGACTTCGGTTGCAGATCGACGGTGAAGCAGAGGGGGCCAAATCGAACAAGACCCTGTCTGATCAGCGACGGACTCGTTTGTTGAGAGTGGTGGGGGAAGTTGACCAAGAAGAAACGACAACAGAGTAGCTTCATCTCGCTCGGTTGGGACGCGATTGACTGGATTGAGACTTATCTAGTTCACGGCCCAGGCGACGTGCAGGGTGAAGCCATCACTTTAGACGACGAACAAGCGGCTTTCGTATTGAAGGCCTATGAATTGGACAAACATGGGCGGCGAGTTACACGGCGAGCTTTCTTTTCTCGACCAAAAGGTCGTGCGAAGTCGGAGCTTGCTGGAATGCTCGTTTGCTTTGAGGCTCTCGGCCCTGCTCGCTTTGACCGTTGGGACGCCTTCGGCAATCCAATCGGACGACCAGTCCAGTATCCGTTCATTAGATGCCTAGCAACTGAAGAGCAACAATCAGGCAACACATACGACAACGTACGTTACATGCTCGAGCACATCAGGACCAACTTCGGCACTGAGTATCCAGGCATTGATGTTGGCCTCACACGCACTTTTTTAAAAGGTGGCGGCGAAATCGTCCCATCAACAGCAGCATCGGCATCAAAAGACGGTGGAAAAGAGTCTTTTGCCGTAGCTGACGAAACACACCTTTATTCGAGCCCCGAGCTCAAGCGAATGCACGAAACCGTAAGGCGTAACCTCGCCAAGCGGAAAGCTGCAGACCCTTGGATGCTGGAGACATCGACCATGTACTCGGTTGGCGAGGAATCAATCGCCGAGCAAACGCACCGCTTATGGATTTCAATACAAGAAGGCCGCACAAAAAATCCAGGCCTGTTGTTCGACCACAAGCAAGCGCCCGAGGTGCCCGACCTGCAAGACAGTGAGCAGCTTAAAAAAGCACTTGCTGTCGTGTATGGGCCAGCTTTTAAATGGCTAGACGTGCCGCGTCTAATGGCCGAGATACAAGACCCGATGACAAAAGCATCGGACGCAAGGCGTTACTTTTTAAATCAGCCGTCCACAGACACCGACCGTTACATGAACATCACAGCATGGAACGCAGCGGCCGAGCCCGAGGAGCTGGCAGAAGGCACCGAAGTGGTGTTGGGGTACGACGGTTCGCGCAAAGACGACGCCACAGTGCTTGTTGCTTGCAGAATTGAAGACGGCAAGATCTTTCAACTCGAGTGTTGGGAAAGACCGCCTGGTCCTGCGGGCTACGGTTGGGAAGTACCAAGAGTCGAAGTTGACGAAGCTGTTCGAATCGCATTTGCAAAGTACAAAGTCCACAAGATCTGGGCCGACCCTTCAGGTTGGCAGTCTTATTTGGACGCTTGGAACTCAACTTTCGCCGATAAAGTGGTAGCGGTTTACCCTTCCAGCCAGCGCAAGCTGATGGCACAGGGACTTGACAGATTCCTTGAAGACGTACTCGAAGGACGCCTCAAACACAACGGCGCACCCGAGCTGACAAGGCATGTGACGAACGCGGTACCGACACGGTACGGCCAAGTGATGAAACCTTCTCAGAGCCACAAGATCGACGGCTTAATCGCTGCAGTTCTTGCCTACCTAGGCCGCACCGAGGCGCTTGTTAATCCTGAGCCTGTTGCACCGAAAGTCACTTACCACTCTATTCAAGTCTAGGAGCGACATGAAGCGTTTTGATTTTAGTCTCGCAGTTGAGGTCGTTGGCGTTGCGTTGGTAACGGTCGGACTTGCGTTGTTCTCTCCACCGATTGCATTAATCGCTCTCGGTTCTTTCCTCGTTTGGGCTACAGAAAAGGCTGATTAATGACCGCTGGCATTTATAACACCACTATCGACCAAGGCTCAGTGTGGTCGGTCGTGCTTGTGTACACTGACTCCAACAATACACCTGTTAACTTGACTGGCTACACAGCTGCTATGCAACTGCGACAGAATTACAACTCTACGACGGCCGACTTGACGCTGACTACAGCGAACGGCGGCATTACAATCGTCGGTGCAACTGGCACCATCACAATCACAGCCACTGCAACACAAACTGGCTTGCTTGACCCAGGTTTTTACGTTTATGACCTAGAGCTTACCTCAGGCTCAAATATCTCTCGCCTAATCCAAGGCCAGTTGACCGTAGCAGAGCAGGTGACACGATAATGGCAGCCAATAAAGTCACCATCAACGAAACCAACAATACAGTTGAGATCTCAGCTCCAGGCCCACAAGGTTCACAAGGACCAACAGGTCCAACAGGCGCCACAGGTCCAGCTGGTGCTACAGGCGCCACAGGCCCAGTCGGTGCTACAGGTGCCACGGGTCCAACAGGCGCTACAGGCAACACAGGCCCAACAGGCGCAACTGGTTCAACAGGCCCAGTCGGTGCAACAGGCCCAACAGGCGGCACTGGACCAACAGGCCCAACAGGAGCCACAGGTCCACAAGGCATTCAAGGCGACACAGGCGCGACAGGCCCAACTGGTCCAGTTGGCGCTACAGGTCCCACAGGTTTAACAGGCGCAACTGGAGCCACAGGCCCAACAGGCGTCACAGGAGCGACTGGCCCGCAAGGCATTCAAGGCGTGCAAGGCATTCAAGGCGAGACTGGTGCGACTGGTCCAATAGGCGACACTGGTGCAACAGGCCCAACAGGTGCAACAGGCGCAGCTTCGACCGTGCCAGGCCCAACAGGCCCAACAGGCCCAGCAGGAGCCACAGGCCCAACAGGCCCACAGGGTGAGGCTTCAACCGTGCCTGGTCCTACAGGTGCAACAGGCCCTGCAGGTGCTACAGGCCCAACTGGTGCAACAGGCCCACAAGGAATCCAAGGCCCAACGGGTGCAACTGGTCCACAGGGTGCAGCTGGTGCGAACGGTGGCTCTACAAGCCTATTTGATTACAACGCAGATACCTCATCAACTTCAGGTGACCCTGGTGCTGGCGACATACGTTGGAACAATAGCACACAAATCAACGCGACAGCGTTGCTCATCGACCATTTAGACACCAATGGTAACGATATTGACGTGTTTATCGCGCTGCTCAAAGCAGACGATTTCATTATCATTCAAGACCGAGATGTTCACACCAACTTTCAGAAGTTCAAACTCACAGCGGCTGCAACTGTTCTCGGTGGTTACAGCACCGTTCCAGTAGTCCTAGACTCATCAGGCGGCACTGGCACCACCAACTTCACCAACTTTCAAGCCCTTGCTTTGTTGCTTATCAATGTCGGTCTTACAGGCGCAACTGGCCCAATCGGTCCAACAGGTCCAACTGGCGCGACTGGCCCAACAGGCCCTGCAGGCGCAACAGGAGCGACAGGCCCTCAAGGTGAAATCGGACCAACTGGTGCCACAGGCCCCGCGGGTGCAAATGGAGCAACAGGCGCAACTGGCCCGCAAGGTGAGACTGGCGCGACAGGTCCAACAGGCCCAGTCGGTGCAACAGGCCCACAAGGTGCGACAGGTGCAACTGGCCCACAAGGAATCCAAGGAATCCAAGGCGTCCAAGGCATTCAAGGCGAAGTCGGTCCAACAGGCCCAACAGGCCCAGTCGGTGCAACAGGTCCAGCAGGAGCCACAGGCCCTGAAGGTGCCACAGGTGCAACTGGTCCACAAGGAATCCAAGGTAATGTCGGTGCTACTGGCCCAACAGGTCCAGCTGGTGCAACAGGCCCTGCGGGTGCTACAGGAGCAACTGGTCCACAAGGAATCCAAGGCGACACTGGAGCAACTGGCCCAACGGGAGCAACAGGTCCGAGCGGCCCAAGCGGCGCGACAGGCTCGAGCGGCTCAACTGGTCCAACAGGAGCCACGGGTCCACAAGGCGGGGACAATCCAGTCGTTGACTACATTGACGGCGGGGCAAACGCTGCTGGCATTACTGGCGACGTGATCTACAACGCGGGGCTATCCAACGCAAGCAGTTGGACATACACCATCGACGCAGGCGCGTCGGTTACAACCTTCTAACAAAGAGAGAAAGAAGCCAACATGACAGCAAGACTCCAAAACCGCCGAGATACGGCAGCAAACTGGACATCTAATAACCCAACCCTTGCTGCAGGCGAAATCGGCTACGAAACCGACACCACGAAGTTCAAGATCGGCGACGGCGCAACTGCTTGGAGCTCTCTTGCTTATGCTTATGCCGCGGGCGCAACAGGTCCAGCTGGCGCGACAGGTCCAGTCGGCGCAACTGGTCCAACAGGTGCGACTGGAGTTGTAGGACCAACAGGCGCCACAGGCCCAGCTGGTGCTACAGGTCCACAAGGTATTCAAGGAGATGTCGGCCCCACAGGCGCAACTGGTCCAGTTGGTGCAACAGGTCCAACAGGCGCCACAGGCCCAGCTGGCGCAACAGGTCCGACAGGAGCCACAGGCCCAACTGGCCCTGGTCTTTTAGTTGGGTTTAGTCCACAAACTGGCAACTACACACTTGCAATTGGCGACCTTAACGAGTTGGTCACGGTTAATGCGGCAGCAACAATCACAGTACCGCCTTCCGTCTTTGCTGCTAACGACCAAATCCACGTTCAGCAAACTGGCACTGGCCAACTTACATTTGCACAGGGTGCTGGCGTTACAATCACATCAACTGGTGCAACTGCTTCTGCTCCAAAAACAAGAGCACAATACTCAGCTTGCACTGTGATTTGCACAGCTTCTAACACATTCACTATCGTAGGAGACATCGCCTAACATGCCAATCATCGGGATTGTAGCCTCGGCTATCAGCGGTCGTGTTAGTAGTAGTTTTATGACTGTGCTTAATGACGCTAGCACCCTTACTGGGCTAGACGTAATAAAAGACGCCAATGGCATTTACCTTGCTTTTAACAATGCTACAAGTTCACATATTGGTGGCATGCGGTTAGACTCAACTGGCACGACAATGAGCTGGGGAGTTACAGAAAACCTTGGGCAGTATAGCGGTTACAATGGTATTAGCTTTGCAAGCGACGGCAATTTAATATTCCAAGGTTACAACAACCAAAGCGGGCGCCAGGCAGGCATAGCCAAACTTAATATCTCTACTGGAGCACAAATATGGTCGTACTACTACGGTGTTACTGGGTACGGTAACAAGGGTAGCATTAATGGCCAAGACGGAAACATATACACTTCACAGCAAGGGTTTGGTGGTGCTGGAGTTCTATACACTAACTCAGATGGTGGTAGTCCAGTTTTTGTTTACTTAAGCGGCGCGACATATTGCACAGCTGCAACCTGGTCTTCAGCCAGTTATAACGTGTATGCACTTGTAACTGGTCCAGCAGGCAACTACCACTTAACTGTTTGGTCTTTAGCAACGCCACTCCTCAGTCAAGATTGGCAAAGGGAGTACAACACTAACTACTCCACAGGTGGCAACGCTGTTCAAGACGGCAGTGGAACCGTATATGTAGCCACTTATGGTGCAGACAGTGGCACATCTGGCGACAGAGCTATCCTCTTAAAGTTAAACTACTCCGATGGGACGATTCTTGCACAAAAAACGCTAGACCAAGGCACTGGTACATTTGATGGATTTGAGGATTGCATACTTGACACAACTACAAGTATGTTGTACGCAGTTGGTATTGGCAACAACATTGGGCTTATAGCAAAGTACGACACAAGCTTGAACCTTCAATGGCAACGCACTTTGTCCAATACTTCAAACTTATCTGCGATTACGGATTTTGACGCTGACCACATCTTAGTCACTGGCAAGCATTCGGCTGGCGGCATTTTTGTGGCAAAACTAAAGAAAGACGGTTCAGGCACTGGCACCTACACGTTTTCAGGCGGTAACGTGACCTATGCTGCATCAAGTTTAACTTCTGCGACTTCATCTTTTACTAGCAGCTTGCCAGGGCGAAGTCGCTCTACTACAAGCCTCTCAAGAAGCAACACAACTACAATCAATGACGCAGTAACGCCAACAATACAAAGACAGGCAGTTTAATGTATATAAACAGAATATCGAAAGCATACCCTAGATTTATTGGCGATTTGCAATTGGTGTATCCAGATGCTACACCAGACAACTTGCCTAGCGATTGGGTTTTAGTACAAGAAACACCCGAACCCGAGTATCAAGAAGGCAAATCGGTTTATGAGGTTGAACCTGAAGAAGTAGATGGCGTTTGGCAACAACGCTGGACAGTTAGAGACTTAACAGAAGCAGAAAAAGCAGTGCTAGACAAGCACAACGCGGAAGTGCTCGAGTTTATCGCTAAGCTAGAAGCAGATCGGTTGGCGTTACTGGAGGCAGAACGATTAGAGGCACTTCAAACTGAAGAATCGCAAACACCACAAACTACAACTTTAGAATAAAACTCGCTCTAGCATGAAAGTCGGGGGACCAATGAGATTTCACGTTGTATCGCTTCCACACACAAACACAACTAAAGACTTCACAAGTTGCGCATTCACTGAAAAGGTGAGGCGCTTCTGCATTATGATGACAGATCTTGGCCATGAAGTTTACCTCTATGCTGGTGAGCAGAATGAAGCGCCAGTGACAGAGCTGGTCACTTGCATCAATGAGAAGCAACGAGCAGCTGCAACTGCGGGCGGCCACTACACCACAGCCTCGTTTGATATGACACTGCCGCATTGGCAGATCTTCAATGCAAACGTCATTCGCGAAATGGGCAAACGGCTCAAGCCTAAAGACTTCATTTGCCTAATCGGCGGCTACGCACACAAGCCGATTGCCGATGCTTTCCCTGACCACATGTCAGTTGAGTTTGGTATTGGCTACGGTGGCACATTCGCGCGGTATCGCGTTTTCGAGTCCTACGCGTGGATGCACTCGGTCTATGCAGGGCACAAGAACCCGACCACAGTAGATGGCAACTTCTTTGACGGGGTTATCAACGGATACCTCGAGCCTGAGATGTTCCCAGTTGGCAAAGGCGACGGCGATTATTACTTTTTTATCGGTAGGCTGATCGAGCGAAAAGGTTATAATATCGCACAGGAAGTCTGCGAGCGCCTCGGCAAGAGGCTCATAATCGCGGGCCCTGGCCAACCAAATGGCGGCTATGGCGAGTTCATCGGCAACATCGGCCCCGAAAAACGGGCTGAGCTTATGGGCGGCGCAATCGCGCTCTTTGCACCGACGGCCTATATCGAGCCTTTCGGCAATATCGTGGTCGAAGCTCAGACTTGCGGCACTCCAACCATCACAACCGACTGGGGCGCTTTTACTGAGACCAACGTTCACGGTGTCACAGGCTTCAGGTGTCGCACTCTTGCTGACTTTATGAAAGCGGCAGAGGACGTCAAATCCTTGAACCGCAAAGAGATCAGAAAACAAGCAATCGAGAAATACTCACTCGAAGCTATCGCACCAAAATACCAAGACTACTTTGAGCGGTTGTTAACCCTTTGGGACGACGGCTGGTACCAACTAAACACAGAAAAGGCTGGCAAATGAGCTTATCGAAAAGACTGCGAGCAGCAGGTGAGCAACGCGCTCAGAACATGTTCATGGAGCCACTTATCCCATCACGACCAGCCTACGCGACTCCAGCTGGTGTTGATGTTAATGCTGAGTCTGCGATTCGCATGTCCACCGTTTACGCTTGTGTTCGCCTTTTGGGTGACACCATCTCGTCTTTGCCGCTTGGCGCTTACGTTCGCCGCGGCCGCAACCGAATCCCGTACGCCGCAGTCTATGGCGAGCAACCAGCTTGGGTGAACAAGCCAAACCCAGATTGCACCCGCTTGGATTTCTACGAGCAAGTGATCTCGTCTTTAAACTTACACGGCAACGCCTTTATCATCACAGTGCGCGACGACCTTGGCGACGTTGTTGAACTCTACGCTGTAAACCCATTGAATGTCCGCATTCGACGCCCTGACCCAAATGCAGAAGTCATTTACGAAGTAACTATCGGTATTCAGCCAGGCGGCGTGGTATACGAGGACATGCAGTCTGTTACGCAAGAAGTCAAGACCATGGTCCTAACCAAGCGCGAAATGCTTCATATTCCGATGTTCAAACTTCCAGGTCAGCTTTTAGGTCTTGGCCCTATCGGCGCGGCTCGCATTACTTTAGGCTCTGCGATGGCAGCCGAGGTTTACGCAGCTAGTTACTTTGGCAACGCTGCAAACCCTGGCGGCGTCATTGAAGCCCCGACCGAATTGACCGAGGAACAGATCTCGGACATCGCTCGCAACTGGAACCTCTCACACTCGGGCCCTTACCGCGCTGGCAAGCTCGGCGTTCTAACTGGTGGCGCTTCGTTTAAGCCGCTGACGCTTAACGCCGCCGACGCTCAGCTTCTTGAAGTGCGCCGCTTTGGCGTTGAAGAGATTGCGCGGATATTCCGCGTCCCGATCTCACTCCTTGGCCACCCAGTGGCTGGAGCCATGAGCTTTGCATCAGTTGAAGCTCAGAACTTGTCTTTCGTGCAACACTCGCTGCGCCCGCTCCTTGAGCGCTTAGAACAAGCACTTTCACCACTTCTGCCTGAGGCCGACGGCTTTATCAAGTTCAACCTTGACGCGCTGCTTCGCGGCACTACACTCGAGCGCTACGAGGCTTATACCAAAGGATTAAACGAGGGCTTCTTGTCGCTCAATGACGTCAGAGCTGTTGAAGATTTGAGCCCGCTAGGCGAGGCTGGAGATCAGTACCGTGTTCCGCTGCAGAACATTGACGCATCAGACGCTAAAGACGTCGGTCTGAAGTTGCGCACCGAAATCGCTACCAACTTGATTCAAGTCGGCTTCGAACCGAAGTCAGTGCTTGAAGCAGTCGGTTTGCCACCTATGGACCACACAGGCATTCCAACAGGTCAACTCCAGCAAGTCTCAACACTTGACCCTGAGGACCCACTTGCAGTTTATGAGGTCAAATAGTGCCATACTACATTTCGGACCAGCAGAGCGACTGCTCGGGCTGGGCAACTGTAAAACAAGAAGCAGACGGCAGTTACACCACAATGGGCTGCCATGACAATAAACAAGACGCGATTGACCAAATGGTCGCCACCTCGATCTCCGAAAACATAGAGCCTGGGGGCGAAGTTGGCCAACGAACAACCGTCGGGGACGATAGGAGCAAGATGAAGAAGATCGAACGTCGTACCTACACAGTACGAAACGTGGTGACACGAACAGAGGACGACGGCAAAATGCGCCTGTCGGGCTATGCTGCTGTTTTTAATAACGCCAGCGTACCGCTTCCGTTCATCGAGTACATCGCGCCTGGTGCTTTCCGCAAGACGCTTAGCGAGACTCCTGACGTGCGCCTTTTAATCAACCACGAAGGTCTGCCGCTGGCACGCACCAAAAATGGCACCCTTACTTTAACCGAAGACGAGGTCGGCTTGCGATTCGACGCAGAACTGCCTGACACAAGCGAGGCTCGAGACCTTTACACACTTATTGAGCGGGGCGACGTCGATCAGATGAGCTTTGCATTTCGCGTGATAAGGCAGAAGTTTAACAAAGACCGCAGCGAGCGCACACTGACTGAAGTGTCACTAGCTGACGGAGACGTCAGTGTTGTTACCTACCCAGCTTATCCAACGACAACGGTCGAGGCGCGTGAGCATTTGGCTCGGGCGATTCAAGCCGTCAAAGAAGGCCGCGAGATCTCAGGCGAATCACTCGTCGTCTTGCAGAGCGTCTTTGAGAAGATGTCTGAAGGCCATGAGTACGTCATGGAAGCTGTCGAAATGATGGCCGCACTAATGGGCGCCCAAGAAGAACCAGTTGAAGACGAGGCCGCAGTCCATGAGGACGAGGACGAACTCGAGGACATCATGGAGACCGAAGCCGCGACACCGCGCTCGATCTCACTTCGTCTTGCAAAAGCCCTAGTCAACAGCACAAAATAAGATTCTGCTGGCAAATCGCTAGCAGATACCGAAGTCGGAGCGAGACTCACACCCTAAAAGCGCCGTGAGCTCAATCGCCACCACCTCGATTTCAAACTCATAAGGAGCAGAATACAATGTCATACCTTGACAAAGTAGTCGAGCGCCGTGATGCAGTTAAGGCAGAAATGGACGCAGTTCTTGAAGCAGTTGCTGAAGAGAACCGCACCGACCTTACTGCAGAGGAGACCGAGAAGGTTGACGCTCTCGTTGAAGAGTCACGTTCACTCGATACAAAGATCGAAAAGCTGAAGGCACAAGCCGACGCTGATGCAAAGGCCTCAGAGGCCCGCGCTTCAGTTGCAGCAGTTGCAACTCCAGCATCTACAAGCATCAAGGTCGTGTCAGAGGCACGCACCTACGCACAGGGTTCTGAGAACTCATTCGTACGCGACGCATTCAATGCACAAGTACGCAACGATTTCGCAGCATCTGAGCGCCTTGCTCGCCACATGAAAGAGGAAGCTATCGAGCGCCGCGATGTCGGCACTTCAGCTTTCGCAGGCTTAGTGGTCCCTCAATATCTCATCGAACTAGCCGCACCTTTAGCTCGAAGCGGCAGACCGACTGCAGATTTCGCAACCAACAAGATGACCTTGCCTGCATCAGGCATGAAGTTGGAAATATCCCGTATGACAACGGGCTCATCAACTGCGATTCAGGCAACTGAAAATGCAGCTGTCAGCGAGACTGACGTTGATGACACACTGTTAACTGTTGACGTGCGCACAATCGCTGGACAACAGGACCTCAGCCGCCAGGCAATCGAGCGTGGAACTGGTATCGACACTTTCGTCGTTGCAGACCTTGTTCGTTCATGGCACACCACTCTTGACAGCCAAATCCTAAACGGTGCTGGTTCTTCAGGAACAATCAAAGGCATTCGCAACTCAGGTGGCAACGCAGTTACTTTCACATCAACTGCACCAACTGTTGCACTCCTTTACCCAAAGCTAGCTGATGCGTTGCAGCAAGTACAAAGCAACGTCTTCACAACACCAACACATTGGATTATGCACCCACGTCGCCTAGCATTCTTGCTAGCTGGCGTTGACGGTTCAAATCGTCCACTTGTTGTACCAGCAGCGGGCGCACCAATGAACGCTGTATCAACTGGCGCTGGAGTTGCACAGTATGCAAACTCAGGCTATCAGTTGCTCGGACTCCCAATCATCACAGATGCAAGCGTAGGCACAACCTACGGCACAGGCACAAACCAAGACGAAATCTACTTGGTTGACAGCCGTGAAATGCACCTATGGGAGCAACCAGGCACACCGTTCGCACTACGCTTTGATGCAACTGCCCCAGGCAACTTGACCATCAAGACCGTAGTCTATGGATACGCAGCGTTCACCGCAGAGCGTTATCCGTTGGCCGCTTCCATCATCTCAGGAACTGGTCTAGCTGCACCGTCCTTCTAAATCGAAGGCTCGGCACTAAAGTACAAGTGCAAGGCAAGTGGGACTCCCCCGACTCATTTGCCTTGCACCTCTTAGGGGGAGAGTATGAAAGCAAGCCACAAAATATCTATCGGGGTCTGTGACCCTGGCATGGTGAACGGCGATTTCGCCTTTCGCATGATTCAACTCGCACAATCGCGGTCTTCTAGGCTTGGTCCGTTTGTGCGTACCAAAGGCTCGGGTCTGCTTAGCAAGCTACGCAACCGAGTAGTTAAGTCTTTTCTCGACGACACCAACTCCGATTGGCTTTTGCTGATCGACGCTGACGAACAACTGTCGTTGCAAGCATTCGACCAACTTATCAACACTGCACACGACAAAGAGCGACCAGTAATAGCGGGCCTGTACTTCGGGGCTTGGGACGCCAATAAAAACCTTTACCCTGTGCCCGTGCCACTAATATTCAAAGACACACCCAAAGGCTTTGCACCTATCAACGACTACCAACGCAACTCGATCTTCGAGGTTGACGCTTGCGGCACTGGGTGCATGCTTATTCATCGCAGCGTGCTTGAAAAAATGCGCGAAGCTGCAGACCCAAATCAAGGGACCGACTGGTGCTGGTTTTGGGACGGGCCCATCAATGGCGAGTGGATAAGTGAAGACCTGCTTTTTTGCCGCAGGATTAGACAACTAGGCTTTCCGATCTACGCAAACACTGCGGCCATCTTGCCGCACCAAAAGACTTACTGGCTTGACGAGAGGCACCACATTGACAGGCAGCTCAACAAAGACAGCTAGAGAAAAGGACACAACGTGGCTCTAACCAACTGCTATTGCACGCTGTCTGATCTGAAAACCTCGCTTGCAATCGAGGACATACAGGACGACACCGCGCTTGAAGCTGCGATTCTGACCGCTAGCCGCATGATTGACGACTACACTGGCAGATTCTTTTATCGAGACGGCACCACAGCAGCGCCTGTGACTCGCTATTACACACCCGACAGCTGGTACATTACCAACTTAGACGACTTTGTCTCTCTTAACCAAATCGCGCTGGACGACGACTTTGACCAAACCTACACCACTATTCTTGCAGCTAGCGATTACTTAATCGACCCAGTCAATAACGCACGGCGTGGTTGGCCATATACTCGAATCACCGCTATCGACCGCTACATTTTC